TTTGCGGGGCCTTGTATCAAAAATGAATCTATAAGTTTTCCAAAAGGTCCTAGCTTAGATAAAAAAGTAGAATTATCTATTTGTAAAGTTACTGTTTCTTTAAAGCCATCTTTATATAAACCACCTTCATCTTTTAATTTTTCTAATGAATTTGATATTTGAGACACGGCATTTGCTGTAGGTCCTATGTTTCTTGGTGGATTAGTTGGACCTGTTTGTCTATCACTTCTTTGTCTTTCTACTGGAACACATCTTTGTAGTTGTGGGTCAAATTTAAATCCAACAGGACAGGGGTCAAATGCAGGTTGGTCTGGTTGTATTGGTTGTACAGGTTCTGTAGTAGGGGGTGTTACTGTAACAGGTGTTTCTACAATACCTTTACCTGCTTTTGGAAATTGTGTTTCATCAAACTGTGGAAGCATTGGTGCTTCTATTTGTTTTAATTGTCTTGCAAAACCTTCTTCTTCTGAACCATACTGTATAACTGAATCTGGCCCTACATATTTTTTACCTTGCATATTCATAATACCATCAGTGGCAGAATTATATACTTGTTGTGTTGTATCTACTGTAGGTGTTTTAGCACTAAAAGGAAACATAATTCCCTGTGATTCTTTTTCTAATTTTTTTTGTAGGTCAGATAGAGACATTTATTTAAGCTGTTCCTTGAGGTTCATTATCTGGTGCAGTAAAGCCGCCTTCCCCTGCAACTTGTGGAGTTCCGACTCCGATGTTGCCACCTCCAGACCCTTGTGTGTCTGAAATATTTGCTCCTGCAGGTACTCCGTTAGTAGGTCCCATGCCACCTTGTTGTGGGTTAGGGCCTTGAGTTTGTTGATTTCCATTTGCTTCTCCCATGAGTTTCATAAATATTGCTGCTTGTTCTGGGTCATTGACAACTTGGTCAGGGTCTACATCTAACGACTTTGCAATCTCTTTAATAATACTATGCCATTTTACAAAAGGTGCTAAGAATTGATTTGATGCTACTTGCATAAATGTCATCAATCTTTGTGACCTTACTTCTTTCATCATTAAAGAAGATGTACCTCTTGCTTTAACTCCTAAGTCACCTTGTATTTCTGGAATATCTTTATTGAACTGCATATTCCATTGATAAAAAGATTCACCTAATGGCTTTAATAAATAATCATCTATGTTTTTAATTACTGTTTTAATATTTAAAGCAGCAGCACCCATTAACATAGACATACCTGATGCTGTTCTTGTTGTAGACTGTACACCTGTTTGTCCATGTGAATAAGATGGTATACCTGTAGATTCATCTGCTAGTTGTCTAAACCTATCAAACATTTGCATATTTTCTGGTGCAGTGTTTGGGAATCGTAAACCATGTATAGCTTGTCCTGTTTGTCCACTTTGTCTTCTAAAAATTTTTCCCGGATAAACTGACATGTCCTGACCGGGTACTAACATAGTTTCATCTACGTCAAATACTAAATTTCCTGCTAGTGCTAAATTATCAATAGCCATTCTTGCATGACCATTCATAATTGTTTGTGCATCATCCATATTTTCTGGAATACCTACTCCAAAAAATTGATATGGATTAATTTCATAAGGTGCAATCATAAAAGGTATTCTTGCAGGAGTAAAAGGATTTAATACTAATCTTAGTATATGTCCATTACATATCCATGCATTGATTTGCACTTCATCTAATTCTGTTTTTAAATCTGTAGGGATATCAATACCGGCTTCTTCTACAAAGTCTTTATCCATTGTACCCCAATACTCTAAAACTTCGTATCTATTTTTACTAAACTCTTCTTGGTTTTCTCTATCGTATAGAGCAGTTTCATAACTTCTTGTTTCATAATTAGAACCTACAGCTAAACAATCTTTAATTGCACTTTTTCTAAAAAAAGGTCTATTAGCTAAATCTCTTAGTTGTGTTCTATTATATACATGTCTTTGTATAACATAATCTGCATCATCAATAGTAACAGCATCTGGGTCAGGATAAAAATCCCAACAACTAACTGCTTCTACTCTTGGAACTAATTTATTGATAGGTTTATATTCTCTTTCACCTTCTTCGTTTAGTTCCCATTTATGTTCTGCTTGTTCATAGTTAAAAGGCCCTTTAAGAATACCTGTACCTAATAAACACATTTCGAATAAAACATGTCTCATTACAGATATTGCATGAGATTCTTCTAACTGGTCATGGATTAAAGTCTCCATGTTTTTAGCTGCCTCATTTGCAGGTTCTATCTGAGGCATTGATTTTAAATCAGGTGCTGCACCTTCTTCAAATCCTGCTTTTTCGTATTTACTTTTTAAGCCATTAAGTATTTCATCTGCAGTAGCACCCGGAGATATTTCTCTACCATCACCTTCAAAACCATAGATGTCTTCCATTCTATCATCTTGTTGTTTTAAATTGTCAGGTTTTATATGTGCGTATTTAGCTACACCTAAAGGGTCCTGAGTAGGTTGTATTCCAATAGGAAACTTACCTTGTGAAAATAACACTTCGATAAGTTGTCCATAAGAAGCTAATACTTTAGTCTTTGTTACCTTAACAAATACTTTAGACTTTTCTGAATCACGAAAAGCCATATCAGAACCATAGATTCCTCTATAGTTTCTGTAAGACCTTAACCATCTTTTTTCATCATATAGACGTGCCTGTTCTGCTTCTTGTAATCTAGATTCAATTATAGAACCTAAATTACTATAAGAATCATCTTTAGCATCATCTAATGATTTTACTTCATCAGTTTCAGATAAGCCACTACTGCCTATATTACTATGTGGCATTTATATTCCTTAATAGTCTCTTTCGTCTGCTAGTGAAAAAACTTTTTTGTCTACAGTATTTTTTACTTTTCTACCTGCGTTTACATCTGTTTCACTGTAATCGTCTGCAGGTAAAGGTGTGGCACCTTTAACTACTAATGTAGAAGGTCCTTTTGCATCGCCTTGCTTTGCAGTTTCGTTTCCATACATGTTTTCAGGAAGTTCTCCTTGCTTGTATTGTTTCATTATTGCCATTTTATTTGTCTCCTTTTAGTTGTTTCTGTATGTAAGGTAGTAACCAAGGGTTATCCACACACACAGTAGTTAGTCCATTCGCAAGAGTATTGCAAATTTTTTCTTCTTCTTTATCATCTAATTCTATTCCCCATTGGAATACTATTGCATGAAGTATTTCATGTATTAAAGTATTCGTATGAGATATATTATCTTCTGTTGATGATAACGCTATCATTCCATCGGATGCAAGAAACTGTCCATTTATTTCATTGCACTTTGATACGATAGAATCTAAATTTTTTATTTGATAGTTTCTATATCCTATTTTAATATCTTTCATTTTAATCTAAATTCAAAACCTACAACTACTCCAACATTACCTTCTACTTCATATGCGGGTGCTATAAAAAAATTATCTTTTTTAATTCTTAACATTGGTGTAATATTACTTCCTGTATATCCAGTAACTAAACCATATTCTATTTCTAAATTATTATAGTTATATATTTTACCTATATAAGAACTTGTATTATATTCACTATTATAATAAAGTCCTAGTATAGTATTATCTATTGTACATCTAGCATGTGGGTGTATAGAATTATATTCATTTTCTAAACCTACATGCATTGATAATGCTACAAGTAAAGATAAACAATTCAATATCCAAAAACACTATCTGCCGGTGCTGCACGTTTAGGTTCATTTACTTTATCTATAAAATCTTGTTTAATAGGATGTATTGGTCTACTCATACAACCATATCTTAGTGCATCATAAGCATGGTCTTCTGCATGTGTATTTACATCCTCTGGATTATTTTTATCAACTGGTAACATCGGTAATGTTCTAATTAAGTTAACACAGTTATCTAAAATAAACAAAGAAGGATAACCAGTTTCTTCATCTGGCCTAAATCTTTTATGTATTTCTAGTTTACCGGCTACTCTACTTCGAGGACTTCTATCAGAGGGTCTCCAACGACAGCCTTCTAGTATCATAGTTTCTGCAATACTTGGTCCTATATCACCTCGTCTTGCCCAAGTAGAACTATCAAGTACACCATATCTAATATACTCACCTTGTTCTGCTTCTAAAACTTTTCTAGCAAATAAATCTGCTGTAACTTTTTGTGTATATAATTCTCTGTAAACAAATAAATTATTATCAAAGTCAACAGCTATCCATAAACAACAAGCAGGTGAACTATATCCCCAGTCACACGCTCTAAATCTCATCCAGTTTCTTGGAATGTCAAAAGGTTTAATGACATGTACATCTTTATTAAACTCTGGAAAAGATGAATCTTCAAATGCTTCCCAATTACCTTCTAAGAATTGTTTTCTTTGTACTTCTGGTAATGAAGCTAACATTGCGTAATAATCATCAGTCTGCATTAGATAAGGATTATCTTCTAGTTTAGCCGGAAT